AAGAAGTTCAAGTTGAACTTGTTCGAGCGCATAGGGCAGAAGATAGGGAGAGTTGTTCGTGACGATCCTCAGCGACTTGATGACCTGCCAGAGCACGTCATACCCATCGTCGGATGCAGTCCCTTCCTCAAGCCTTGGTACGACAAGTGGAGAAAGAGCGGAAGAAAGTTCATATACTGGGATCGCGGCTATCTTCGCCGCGTGTTTGCCACGCATCTGCCCAAGGGCAGTGAGATGGGAATTCCTGGAGGGTACTATCGATGGCACGTCAACCACTTTCAGATGCAGAGCATCGCTGACGTACCAGAGGATCGGTGGAAGTTTCTCAAGCTGGAGTCGTCGCTGCGTCCGTGGAGAAGCAGCGGCAAGCGCATAGTGATAGCTGACACGCTGCCTGACTACTGGAACCTCTTCGCTCACGTCTACTGGGCGAGGGACGTGGCCGAGAAGCTAAAGAAGTACACTGATCGGCCGATCTTCGTGCGGCACAAGGAGAGCCCGGTGCCGCTCGAGAAGGAGTTGGCCGATGCTCACTGTCTGGTAACGCACGGCAGCATCGCCGCGGTCGAGGCCGTGGTGATGGGATGTCCGGTGTTCGTCGACAAGATGAGCGCTGCCGCGCTGGTGGGCGAGACAGACTTCACGAGAATAGAGAAGCCAGTCTATCCAGAGCGAATGCCTTGGCTTCACAGCTTGGCGTACAATCAGTGGAACGAGAACGAGCTGGTAGACGGAACTCTGTGGAGAATGATACGCTGATGCCGTGGATAAAGGTCACGAAGCCGTTCGACTACTGGCCGTCCTCCAGGTCCGTGATGTCTTACAAGCCGGGGACGTACTTGGTGAAGAGAGCTTGCGCCGAGAAGGCAGTTCGCGAGGAGTGCGCAGTCGTGGTGGAGAGACCGGAGAACAAGGGAAAGAAGAATGTCGTCAGGTGAGCTCAGATACTTGGTCGGGTTCTACTCTAGACAAGCTCTGGGGGTCTCTTCGCCTCCCGAGCCTGACTACGGGGACACCGAGAACGGCTTCTCTGGCACCGCGAACTTCGTCACTCGCGGCAACATATCGCCCAAGCTGGGAGGCGAGCAGATACTCGCCAGTCGGCTGACTGGCACGAACTACGTGAACATCACCGTCAGGCAGTCCTCCATGACTTCACTGGTCACTACCGAGTGGATCGTCAAGAACGAGGAGACAGGCGACACCTATAACATTCGCTCCATAGTAGATCCGGACGGCGGGCGAGTACGTCACGGGTTCATGTACGAGATGCTCTGCGAGAAGGGAGTAGCGGTGTGAACGACTCAGTCAGAAAGCTGGATCAGCTGCTGACCAGACAGCTCCCTAAGGAGCTGCACGATCTCGCAGTGGATGAACTGAACAAGCAGGCCGAGAAGCTGAGACAGGCTATCGCGGCCGCTGCTCCGGTGCACGAGGGTACTCTGCGAACCACCGTCAAGACGGTGCCGGGTAAGAAGGACACGACCGTGCGGATAGTCGCCGGTGGCCACGAGACAGTTAGACCGTCAGTCTCCTCGAAGCCCTACGACTACGCCAGAGCAGACGAGTTCGGCACCGTGAACATGCCAGCGCAGCCCTTCTTCTTTCCGACCTACAACAGGATGAAGAGGCAGATCAAGGAAGAGATGAAGGCCAAGGTAGCGCTCAACATCAAGAAGTACTCAGCATGAGCGATCCATCACTAGAGCTGCAGGCCGCGATAGTCACCAAGCTGAAGGCCAACGCTGGCGTCAAGGCCGTCGTCGGAGACCCTGCTCGGGTGTACGACGAGGTTCCCCCCGGCCCTACCTTTCCATACATCTCCATAGGTGACAGTCAGGTTCTGCCAGACAAGGCAGACTGCATCGACGGGACAGAGATCTTCTTCAGCATAGACGGATGGGCTCGAGACAAGAGCATACCGATGGTGAAGAAGATCAGCAAGGCAGTAGTGGCCGCGCTGGATGACCAGGATCTCACGGTCTCTGGATACTCTGTGATAGTGTTCGAGCTGAACACTGTCAACTATCTGCGTGATCCGGACGGACTGACTCGTCACGTCGCGCTGAACTTTCGTGCGTTGATACAACTAGCTTAACCGAAGGAGAAACTAAGATGGCACAACCGACCGTTATCCCGGGCACCAAGCTGCTGATCTTGATCGGCATCGGCGGTGACTCACCCTCCGGGAGCCCGGACGTCTTCTCTGAGCCGTGCGGGTTGACCACCAAGAACTTCAGTCTGTCGGCGTCTACCAACACTACGCTGATCCCAGACTGTCTCGATCCTTCTCTGCCCGCGTGGGAGGCGAAGGACGTGAACGCCTTGTCGGCCGAGGTGTCCGGCTCCGGCGTGATGGCCTGCGAGTCGTTTCACACTTGGCTGGACTGGTTCATGGGCGCGACTGAGCGCAGTGCTCGCATTCAGCTCGTGTCTCCGACTACTCTGCCGTTGTCTCTCGGCTACTGGCTGGGATCATTTCTGCTCACCGATCTCAAGTACGGTGGTGTTCGCGGGCAGAAGGTTACGCTCGACATTACTCTCGTGAACAACGGCGCACTCACGTTCGTTCCCGCGTGAGTTCCACATCTAGCCACGGAGATTTGGATCATGGCAGTGAACGGAGAAGTGGAGTTGACTTGGGCGGACGGCACGCACAAGTTCAACATAGCGAAGGTAGCTCAGATACTGGAGCTCGAGGACAAGTGCGGATGCGGCATAGCAGAGGTCTTCAGCCGCATCCGCGACGGCAAGTGGAAGCTGAACGACATCAGGGAGACTATTCGTCTGGCACTGATAGGTGCTGGTCAAGAGCCTCTCAAGGCTCTGGTGCTGGTTCAGCGGTACGTAGACGAGAGGCCTCTCACAGAGAGCGTCTACGTCGCACTAGTCGTCATCATGGCCGCGCTGACGGGCGTGCCTGGAGACGAAGTCGGAAAAAAAGAGAAGGCGGAGACGGCCAAGGAGACTCCAAGTCGCCAGTCTACCACGACGACGGAAGAGTTCGCCGCTCCGCGGTCTACGGTCTCGGAGCAGCCCTCGGGTGGTCTCCAAGACAGACAGACGAACTGACCTTGTGGGAGCTGACCGCCAGCGTAGACGGCTACAACAAGTCTCAGGGCGGAGATACATCAGTGGAGCCACCGAGCAACGAGGAGTTCGACTCCATGGTGATGAGTTATCACGAGTCCAACATGACGATACAGTGAGATGGCAAACGAGACAGCAGCTCTAGTCGTAGCGCTCTCCGCGCAGCTGACGAAGTTTCAGAGTGACATGGACACTGCGTCTGCCATCGCCGGCAACGCGGTGAAGGGCATCGAGGACAGCTTTAGCAAGCTGAACCCCGACGCCTCCAAGTTCATGAGCAACTTCGCAGACGCAGCGAAGGGTCCGGCTCAGGACGCGGGCAACACCATCGGCGTGGCCCTTCTGGCCGGGTTCGGCGTGGCCATCGCGGCGATAGTCACCAAGATAGGTACTCTGATAGACGGTCTGTCCAAGATAGGCGATCGCGCGGACGAGCTGCGTCTGCCGGTCAATCTGCTTCAGGCGCTGTCGGTCGCCGCGGACGAGGCGAGAGTTCCGCAGGAGAAGCTGAACAAGGCTCTGGACAAGTTCACCGAGGTCAGCAAGGCGTCTAAGGATACTGCGGAGGACTTCTACAAGGCGCTGAGCAACGTGGGCAAGGGCTTTGTAGACGCGTTCGAGAAGGCTCCCACGCAGGCCGCGAGGCTGGACGTCATAGCCAACGCTCTCAGGTCGACGACCGACGAGGTCAAGAGAGCTCAGCTGGCGCAGACGGCCTTCAAGACGGACAACGAGCAGTTCATCTCGATCCTGGCTGGCGGAGAGCAGGGCATCGCGGCGGCCGGACAGAGGATGAGGGAGCTGGGACTGGCCATCGATGAGGCTGCGGTCAAGCGCGCTCAGGAGGCGCGAACCAATCTGTCGCTGCTCGCCAGAGTCATCGGGGACGAGCTGAGCAGCTCGCTCGGCGCTCTCGTGCCGACGCTGGCCTCTGTAGTGCCTCTCATCATCAAGATGTCTGCGGCGGTCAGGGACTTCTTCGACGCTCTCAAGCCTGCGGAGCAGCAGGGTCCGAAGGCGCTGGAGTCCAACATCAAGGATCTAGAGACTCAGATAACTAATCTGGAGGCTCTTCAGGAGAGGATCGCGACTGGAGACGGGAAGGGAGTCGGTGCGGAGGGCTCGTTCCAGCAGGCGTTCAACACCAAGCTGGGACAGCTTCTCAATCTCACCGCCAACGACACGACAGATCGCGACAAGCTGATCGCCATCGGCGAGAAGATAGACGAGTTCAGAGTGCAGCTCGACAAGCTGAAGCAGGCGAGAGCAGAGTTCGAGGCGTCGGACGTCACGGTCGGCGGCGACCCGAACAAGGGTGCTCACGCTGGTGGTCCAGGTGCGTTCAAGCCGAGGCCACTTCTCAAT